AGCAACTTGTCGCAAGTATTGCTAATAAAAGCGACAAAATAACGGAACTAACCGCCAATCTCGAAGTGCATCCAGTCATAATTCTTTTCTTTACCGAGTGAAATAAATCCGTGTTTATAAAAAATGTCAATCATTTGCTTATACTCAGGACGTGCAAAGCGCGCAGTCTTAGAAGTTTCTTTTAAAGTATTTCTCGCAGGGTCTAAATCAATAGCAATACCCCAAGCGTGCTTACTCCAAGACGTACCGCCTCGCATTTTACGAAAGTTAAAACAACCGCCGTAAAGGTCTATTCCGAGTTCGACAAGGCGTTGGTATCCGTATACCTCTAAAAGTTCGTTAAACACGCTTAAAAACGCATCAGCGACAAGTTTATGGCAACGCATCTTTGTTACCATTGTCTTGGTGTCCCAAGCAATACGCATTGGGTAGGGTAGTTTGATTGTAGTTAAATACGTTCCTGTCTCGTTGGGTTGTCCGTATTTTGCTAAGGCTTGTGCAGTTGTTATCATTTGTCAAGTTTTTTGCGTTAATAAGTTGACATTAATTAACCCCGACAGCAGTACCATCGGGGGGTTCTCGGTGTTCACCTATGGCGCTCAGTCGAGTGGGGTGCTTTTAATTTTTTTACTCCATACAGTTAAACCTATTGCAGTTGCCGAGTAAGTAAGTAGCCCGACAAATACAAACTCGTGTACTTTAAACGGCTTAAATAACGGAAGCAAGGCGTAAAGAACCGCTATCCAAAAAGACGTAAAAGCAGACAGTCTTTTGATTGACCATTTGCCGTTAGGCTTGAGTGTTTCGTTTATTAGTTCTTTTATCATTTGGCAATACGGCTAAAAGTTTTTCGGGTAGGTCTATTCGTGTTTTCGTAGCTTGTCGGAAAGTTTGGGTTTTGTAGCAGTCGTAAAGGGCCGTCTCGACTTTATTAAGTCTGTTATCCGTGTGCCACAACCATAAGCAAAGAACGCCAGTAACTCCGTATTTTTTTACAAGGGTAACGAACTCAGTCATTGGATACTTGTTTTTTGCTTAGATAAATACGGAGCTTCTCTACATTCGTGTTTTTAGGGCTATACTTTAAACCCTTTGGTCTGTTCTTTTTCATATAAACCAAGAAGTGTAATTGTTAGTAGTGTCAGGGTACATATCTTGGTCAACGTTCTGATTGTACTCAGGGAATAAATCTTGGTTGAAAGACATATAACTGATGAAACGCTCCGTGTAGTGCTGAGCAATTTGACGTTCTTTTTCTAATAAAAAGTCTACTTCGTTTTTCTCTACGTTTTCAGCGTTCTCTGATGAGTGCTTGTAAACTCCTTTGTTAGCGATTGTATAAGCTGCGAAAGGAAGATACTCAACCATTGACCAATGTATAAGCATAGGCTTTACATACGTCTCTACAAGGCTTTGGTAATTACCTGTAAGTGTGTTTGCGATAATATCCGCTTGTAGCTTCTCAAGTAGTTTTGTGCCTAAGTAGGTTTGTATGTGGATGTCCTGAGCGATTTTAACAAACTGAATAAACTTGTCAGTATCTACGTTGCCGTTGACTGCCGTAAAACGAACTATATCGTCTCTTGTGATTAGTAGTGCCGTTGCCATTATTTCTTGCCGTAAATAGGGTTAGTAGGTAAAAAGCCATTGTAAGGCATATCAACTGGTCGTGTAGACACAAGTTTATCGTTCTTGATAGTGTACCCGAACTTCTCTGCTTTTGCACCTGCAATTTGTTTAGCTTTAGGAGAGTTTACATCAATGCCTACACCCTCAAAACTTGCATATACTTGTTTGTTCCAACGGTGATGACAATTGCCGCCTTTGAACTTCCATACGTCATAGGTAGCAGCACCTTTAGCACCCCATCCTGCATTTACAGGTTGGTTGCCCATTTGTAAAATGTCCTCTTTGCGATAAATCTTTCCTGCCGTCATCATTTTCTGACAGAACTGACGAGATTTAGAACTTGTCTCACCTGCATATACATAGCGAGTAATAAACTTTACTCCGTCAATTACTTCGTCTTGCTCAGACTTTGCGTTAGGACGTGCAGAACCTGTAGTTACGAAGTTATATACTTTCGATAATAAGGTGCTTTTTGGCTCATTAGAGAGCATTTCGTTCTCTTGGTCATCTAAGTCATAGTCAACAGGGTATTCGTCTATTAGAAGCCAATTCTCGTTAGGTGTTTCTCCTAAATTAATAAGTGCATCTGCGATTTCGTTATCTAAGGCTTCGTGTTTCGATAGCTCTGTACCTGTTTCCTCCGCAACTTGCTCTTCAGTAACTGCATTTTCCAAGTCTACAAACTCAAGAGGCTTAAGCGTTTTAAAGAATAGGTTTAAAGAGATGTTGTTAAAGGCTAACATCTTGTCAATAGCGTCAATTATTTCCTCTTGAAAAGGCTTAATCACCATATTATTGAAAAGGATAAACGAGTTCTCAAGTTCATCAGCATTAGACGAGAATCCGTTTGTAGAAGCAACTCCAAATAATAGCGGAGATGTTACGTTGTGTCCGAGCATAATCTTACGCAAACACTCCTCACTTAAATAGGTGTAGTGTTCAGGTGCGTCATTTAGTGGAATATCCTCAACCGTAGTACGAGTGTCCATATTGTCATTGAACGCTACAATTACTTTCTGACCTTTAGAACCAGTCAACTTGCCTAATACCTTCGCAGAAATGATTTCTTGCTGCTCTAATGTAGGCACTCCGTTGTTGAAGTTTACTACTTTAGTTCCTGAGAATCCGTTTTGAACCTCGTTGATTAGATAGTCGGAAATTTCCTCTTCCAAAAGCGCATAGGGAACTGCACCTTGATAGTCAGGATACGCATAATACTTCATTCCTACGGCATAAGGCTTAGAGAATAGGATTTCTACCTTTTCCTTACCGAATCCAAACGCAGGGAAGCGCTTAGGGACGTACTTCTTGACATCAGACCAATCATCAGAGTAGTAGTAACCTTCAATCTCTCCGTCTTTATTGCATTTTTCAGCACGAATCAAATTAACAGGAATATGATAAGCCTTGAGAATCTTGTCGTGTTTATCGTTGTAATGTACTTGGATAGAGAATTGACCAAACAACTTGCGGTCTAAAGCAATCTTACGCAAACAATCCTTTGAAATCAAAGTCATCATTTGAGCATACTCGTTAGGCTTTTTATTAGCGTCAGTAGCCGATAGTCCCTTTCCGTAGATAAGGCGTGAGATGTTGTTTATAATAGCGTTGTTTGTGGTGGAGTTCGTGTATCTATCAATCAAAAACTGATAGTAACTACCTCCGTCTGCACCATCATAATTTACCCAAGCATCTCTCTTACTTTCTTCGATGGTAGGAGCGGTGTAGGCAGATAGGTTTAAAACGTGTATGTTACTCATAAACGATGTATGTGTTAGCGGTTGTATTTGAAGTGTACTCACCTGAGTTAACCGAGAAGTTCACGATGTTTTGGTCAGTACAAAAAATTCTGTCTTTGTAGACAATGTCAGTTCCTTGTTTTAGAACTAAGTCGTAAAAGTGTCCTTCGATTAAATTAAAGGTTGCAGTAATCGTGTTTATGTAGTCTCCTTGCGTTGAACTGGTGATGGCTACGGTAACAGGTATGTTCGTTTGGTCATCCGTTAGAATCATTGTATTGAATCCATCTCTTGGAATAAACGAAAACGTCTGCGGTAAATTTGATGTAGTTAAGACTATCATACTACTACAAGTCAAATGAGGCGATTTGTTGCCAAATAAAAAAGGGAGACCTAAGCCTCCCCTTCCACGCTATGAAAAAACGAATTAGACAGTAACGATAGTAGCAGTACCGAAAACATCACCTGCACCACCTGCAAGACCTGCCTCAGAAGAGCAGTCAAGAAGATTAGCATAAAGTTTCTCAGTGCCTACAAAAGTCAATGTGTAACCATTTAGGTCACCCATTGCAGTACCGTTAGATACGTTTGCAGTAGTGATTTCCATTCCGTGTTCTAAACCTGCAAGGAAGAATTGGTTGTTGCGGTTTTTAACAACGATGTGAGGACGTCCGTAAGCCATTAATTTAACATTTTTATGCGTTGTAGCATCTTGTTTTTTAAGGGTAACGGTAAGCGTTTGCTCAGCGAATGTAGTACCGTTCTCACGGCTTGAGTTATATACTTGGTCAAAAGAGTTAGTTCCTTTGAGTTCATATTTGTATAGGTTAGCAACGTTAGCGATTGTGTCGATGGTATCAGTACCAGCTACATAAGCAACGTCTACACTTGGGTCATAGTCTCCGTAATTAACAAAGTAGATAGCATCAATACCACCTACCGCATCTTTACATACTTCTAAGCGACCATTTGCAACTTCACAAGACATATT